AAACATGCCTTAGAAAAAGGTTGGTATTAAAAATACCCCCCAATTAAGGAGGGTACTTCTTTTTCACGAGGCAGTGTGAAAATTTATTATGCTACAGAAACTGTTGTAGAAATAACAGTTGATCCATATGTAATTGGTGCATTAACATTATTTCTTAAATAAGAATAAACAAATGTTCCGTTTGATGATTGTGGGGTTTGTGTACCTAATGATTCCCACAAAACTCCATCTTGAGAATGTTGCCAAACAATATTATCTCCTGCTTGACCAGCAAGATCTGATTGCATAGCGATTCCCCAAACATTATTAAATGATTTTTGTAAATCAATCAAAAATGTTCCAGTAAAGTTTGTAAGTGTGTATGGACCACTTAAAGTTACATCGCCATCTGCAATTGGATTACCTGAAGAGTTTGTTACTGTTCCAGAAGTTGTAGTTTTATAAACTTTTCTTCCACTAAGATATGTTGCTGGGCTACCAGTAGTTAGTGTTCTATTGATTTGATAACTGTTATTTAATCCTAAAGCACCACCAGAAGGTCTCATTTCACCTATTTTAAATGTTCCGTTTGTAATTGTTCCTCTTATATATCTCATTGGTCTATTACCAGTATCAAAAAATGGAACTTGCAATCCTGGTGCTTGTGGAGGCATTCCAAATTCTCCAGTCATTGTTACTGGATAACCATAATCAGCGCCTGCTGTATATAAATAACTAGTTCTTTCTTGAAAATTAAATTGTCCAAGTCTGTACCAAGTTATATTATCTGGACTTCCATAAACTTTTAATGGATAATAGGGTGGTTGATAATTTCCAGATGACATTAATACTTTTGCAGTAATTTGTGTAATATCTGTATATTGTGCACCTAAATCATAAACAAAAGCAAATGTATAGCCAGCAGTTGATCCTTGGTAAAGTCTTGCTGAATATGGCAGTTCTGTGCTTCTATTTGTTAACAAATCTGGGTTTGTAAAATAAAAATCTGCAGCAGGCCAATCATATGTTGTATCAATTACCCATGGCCTTGCTCTACTGTTAACATTTCCTAATTTATTATCAGCAACCCACATATTGCCGTTATATATACCAATACAGTTTTTATTTTCTAATCTGTCAACATTGCTTGAATCATATGCATAAAGATCAAATATCTGATTTGGAATAACTGTATATTGAAGTGCAGGATCTTCTAATACACAACCAAAGGCTAAATATCTAATAGATAAAGGTGTTCCTGCTGGAATTACTACTTGTTTAGTTATTGTAGATGTTCCATAAATATTTGTTGCTTGAAGAGTTACATTGTATGTCCCGCCAAGACTGCTATAAGTTTTTTCTGGATTTGACAAAGTAGAGGTTGTTCCATCACCAAATGTCCAAAGCAAAGATGTTTCTCCAGACGCTTGCTCACTAAAATAAATTTTTGCTGTTAATGATGGATCTGGAGTAAATGTAAAATCAACATATGGTGGTGCACCAGTTACCGTAATACTTTGAGTATCAGATCTTCTTATCCATCCATATTCATTTGTAACTTCAACCCAGGCTTGTAAAACATTTCCAGTTGCATATTGCTGGGTAACAACATTTTCATCATATTGATAAACACCTGCGCCTAAATACCATGTAATAGAATATCCATCATTTACATCATAATTTTCAAGGGTATATGTAAATGTTGTGCTTGTTGTTCCACTTGATGGTGTTACTGTAAATATTGGCTTTGGAAATTCAGTATCAAGATAATTCCAGTTTCTAAGTAAATATGTTGTTTCCCAAGAATCTAAAGTTATTTGATGTCTAATTCCTATTACGCCATATTTTCTTGATATAGTTGTTGATTCATTAACTTCATGATCAACATAAATATTATCTAACATATCAATATCTTTTGCCACATCAATATTTTTGCCAGCATTAAAAGATATTGAATAAACTTCTCGTCTTGGTTTTGATGTTTCTTGTAAAATGCTTTCCATTAAATTATGTGCGTCTTGTGTTTTAACTGTTATTTGTTTTCCAACTTTACCCCAAATATTTTTTGAAGCAGTATTAAAATATTGAACAGAATTAGATACAGGGGTAAATGTTAAACCATCTAATGACCAGGTTCCAACATCTTGAGTAACTGTAAAATCATTACATAATTGTTCAAGACCATCATTTAAGTTAATTCCAGTATAGGATAATTCACTACCATCTGATGCAAATGTTGCCTTGATTGGTCTTGAAATATTTGGATGGTTTGCATTATCAAATGAGGTATCAAAATAACAAAATTCATTATCTTTATTTACATAGGCTATTCCTAAATCAGTAATTGCCATAGAAGCAAATGCTGACCATGCTGCTTGTCCAGTATTAATTGAGCCAGAACAACTTGTTGATGTCGTATAATAATTTTCACCTAAAACAAAATCAGGCATTTCTTGTGATGAATATAATTGCATATCTTGAATAAAAGCATGTGGATACCAAATTTGTTTTCTTAATTTAACAAAAGAATCAGACAATGTGTGTCTTTGCATTGATCCAAGATAATCAATTGCTGTTAATGTTATTTCTGGCGGAAAACCTTTTGGTCTATATTTAACATCAATACTATCAATTTTTCCTGTAAATATTGTTGTATTGTTTGCAGTAACTTTAATCTTTAAATTATAAACAACATCAGTATTATTGTATGGATCTAAATTTTCATTTCTTGTTAATATTGTTAATTGACCAACATCTGGTTGACTAAATGGACCTTCATAACTTTGAATACCACGAACAATATTACAATTAATTAAGCCATCGGTGTATTCAACCCAGGCACTATTTATGTATAAATATAATTTTATATTACTTGCTAATAGAGTCATAGTGCTGGCTTTAACCTACTGACATTTCCATATCTTGTTAGTGCAGATGTTACTTCTCTACCAAGTGCATATGGGTCAGTACCAACGCCAGCATTAATTGTTATGTTTACTGGTGCTACCCCTGATCCACCAACATTAATTTGTGGAATGTTAATTCCTGGAGATCCCGCTGATCCCATACCAACATATAATCCTTGTGTTAATTGTTCACCAATCTTTGCCATAACCTTAGATGGTGAACCTATTTTCATATAACTTCTAATAAATCCTAAAATAGATTGATCAATCCATTGTTTAAAATTAAATGTAAACCAAGATTGTTGACTAAATAATCCACTAATAATACCTCTTGCTATATCCCTACCAACTGCAATCATGTCAGTGTATAAATTCTTAAAATTATCTGCAATTCTATTTACTACACCAACAATAAAATCTCTAATGTCTCCCCACAAATTTGAGGCAGAACTTTTAATTGCATTAAAAACTTGTTCTGTTAATCCCTTTAATGTATTCCATGAATTTACAATTGCTGTTCCAATTCCCTTTGCTGTAGTTACAATTACTTCAGATATTTGTTTCCATGCGGCACCCAAGAAATTAAGCAGGGTTTGAGTTAAATCAACAACGGCATCATAAGCAGTTTCAAAATCATCATAAATTGAATTTAAAATATTTCTAATAACATTTTGAAATATATCTTTAATGTTTGACCAAATATTACTAAAATAATTTTTAAGTGCATTAAAAATTTGTTCAGTTCTTGCCTTTATATCATCCCAATTATCATAAATTAATTTAGTTAGAATACCAATTGGTCCAGTCATAATTGCAATAACTGTGGTCCAGTTAGTTTTTATCCAATTGAGAACACTACTTAGTTTATCTTTTAATCCATTTACAAAATCTTCTACGGCATCTATTGAATCTTTAACAAATCCTTTAATTGATAGCCAAACCTTATCAACTACTTCAGTTATTTTGTCCCAGTTTTGAATAACTAATACAATTGCTGCTATTAATGCAACCCATGGTAATGCTAACAGAGCAATTCTTAATGCTCCTTGTGCTGCTGTTAATAATCCCGTTGCTATTGTTGCTTCCCCGCTCACAATGCCCAAAGTAATTAATGAAGCCTTAGCACTTGCCAAAAATGCTAAGAGGGGGCCACCAATTCCAACAAGCGCTGTTAATCCTAATATTAAATTTTGTACTGGACCAGGAAGAGATGTAAAACTTTCTACAACCTTAACAAGTAAATTTGTTAATTTCTCTATTGTAGGAAGCAATTTAGTACCAATGGTTTCTTTTAAGTCTCCCATTGCTTTATCAAGTTTTTGTGCACCAGTTATTTGTGATTTTGCAGCACCACCAAACGCTTTATTACCTTCTTTAATTAAAAGATTTAATGCATCTTGTGCTTTACCTGCTTTAAACATTGCTTCTGCTTGTGCGTACACTGCCTTATTTAATTTAGGAACCATCTTCTCTAAATCAGAAGCCTTTAATTCTCCATCTGCCATACCTTTGGCAAATTTCTTTACCCATGCTTCAGCATCAATACCAGTTAATGCAGCAACATCTTTTCCAAGTGCCACTAATTCAACTGATAGGCTTTGTGCGTCTTTTGGTAAAAATGTTCCAAGTTGTGTTGCAAGTTTAATTAATTCATCATTGTCAACTGCTAACTCTTTTGCAAATTTATCTGCATCTTGTGTTATTTTTTGTAATGCAACAGATCCTTCACCAAATGCAATTGCTGCTGCTCTTGCAGTTAACTCAGCATCTCTTGCTTCATCTGCTGCACCTTTTAAAAATTGAACGCCTTCTCTAAGAACAAAGGCAGATCCTGCAGCAATCGCTGCTTTAGCAACACCATTAAGTTTGCCTTGAATTCCATCTAGAGATTTTGTGGCGTCATTAACGCCTTCAGTAAGTTTCCTAGTTTCTGCAACAATATCAATCGTGATCTGTTGTGCCACTATTTCCTCCTGTTAATCTCTTGCACCATAGCCTGATATTCATCAAACCTTAATTCCCAGAACTGGTCTGGACTATATCCTGTTGCAACACAGAATGCAGCCATTGCTTTTAGGCTTGATTCTCCTCTGGGACGATCATGGTCAAGCCTGCTAAGTTTCCCAATTCTTCAATTGTTAAACTCTCTGCATCACCTATTGTAAGCGATGGGTTATTTCTCTTTGCAATTATATATTGCATAGCAAATGCTAATTTGGCTTTTGATTTTAAATTATTCCATTCGTCCATTGGTGTATCTAAATAATCTTCTAAATCAGCCAATTCTTTCCACTTTAATGATTTGTGGAAGTTTTCCATATCCATTACTGCCTCCTAGTTTAAGTTGTACTTTTTTATTGCATTTTCTATAGAATTTTCATATTTTGCTATGATAAATCCCATATTGTTTTGTACTGCTGGTCTTAAATATGGTTTTGCCTGTTTATTTTTAACAGACCATCCATATTCAATTACTCCAGCGTATGGAACTGCTGCACTACCTGCCAAAATTTGTGCCTTCTTTTCAGAAGGATTACCTTGAACAGATGATGCAAGAGCACCAGTTAATCTTGGTGCTAGAGCAGAAGCCTTTTGAGCCAGTTCAGAACTTAATTCTTTATTTAGAGTTAAGTTATTTTCTAACTCGTTAGCAAATTTATTAATTGCTGCTTTCGCTTCATTAACGCCTTTGATAACAACTGCTTCTGCCATAGCGACTTATTTAGAACGATTCTACTCTTGCTGGCTTACCATCAAGAATAAAATTAAGATCATAGACGAAATATTCGCCTGCTGCTCCACCTAGTGCTGGAATTGTCTCTG